CCCAACCTTCATCTGGATTAGTTGTTTGGAACATCACCATATTTGTATTACTTAAAATATAAAGTTGATAATGTTGTGGGGTTTTAGAAAACGTTGGTTTCCATATATCATCCACACCATTACCATTTGGCGTTAATGACCTAAAATAAGAACACTTTAATGAATCATTTTGTGAAAAGAACGAAAATGAAATAAAAAAACAAAAAACAAAAATTAAACGTTTCATAACTTTAAATTTAATTAATTAATAAAACAAATTTAACACTTTTTTTTTAATCCACCAAATTATTTTAAAATAAAATTTATAAATTTTCGTATTGTTCTAATAAATTTTTGTCTTTCTGGGTTGTTGACATTATGTGGACCAAAAAACCATTCACCAACCATATCAGTTTCCTCAACTAACATCTCAATAATTTTATATTCCATCTGTCTTTTATTATTAAAAGTATTAAACCCGTAACTAGGAAATTCCTCAAAAGTATATTCAGTAACATTTAAAGGTTCAAAATCTTCAAATTCATAATTTGTACCAAAACCTTGGTGAATGTTTCTTGTTTCTTTTTTAATCCTTCTCATCAGAAAATTTAATATACCAGAGTCAAACTCCCCATCTTGTGAGGAGATTTCATTTTTTTCTTCTTCATTTAAAATTACATTCATTTAAGAAATTTCAATTTATAAATTGTTGAGTTAATTAATTCTTGTACTGTGTCTATTTGATTTTGAATATAGCTATCGTCAACAGAGTTTCTATTTTCTTCAATTATATCAAGTAATCCTTCAAAATAAGAAATTGTTTTTTTACCATCAGTATATTGTTCAATATTAAATGTTTTAAAATTTTTAATAATACCATACTTACCTTGGTATGATTCTACAATCCCATCAAATAACGCAACAACTCCATCATAATAATCGTTAAGTGCTTTATGTTCTGCGAATGATCTTGTTTGAAGATGGAATACGTGTGCTTGATTTCTTGAATGTAGGATGTTACAAACCATTTCACAAAAATCGTCGTTTGAACCTACTTCATTATCGTCATTTTCAGTATCTTCTTCATTTCCTTCGTCATCATTTTCAACTTCATCTTCATCTTCATCTTCTTCAAAGATTCTTCTTTTTTTAAGTTCTTCATAAAGTTTTTCTGTTAAATTTTTTTCCATAATGTTTTTTTATATAATAATAAATATAAGTAAATTTGTGAATTAAATAAATTAAACTTCAACAAACTCAATTTCATTTGTTTCAGGATCCCAGTCAATTGTTAATGGTTTATTACGATATTCATAACGACCATTTAAAACAGCTGCGTTAATGTAGTGAGTATTACCATCAAACACATATCCGTAACCTTCGTGAATGTGACCAAATACGTGGATTTTAGGTTTGATTTCTTGGACTTTTAACAATAGTTCTTCACAACCAACATTTACACTATCGTATGGTATATAATCAAGTTTTCCTAATGGTGGTCCGTGAGTTATTAAGATGTCAACATCAGTTGGTATCATATCCCATTTTTCTTTTAATTTCTCACCACGAGGAAGATTAAAGGCCCAGTTATGAAATTCTGGTTGCCAAGGACTACCCCATATTTTGATCATTGTATCATAGTCTTCACCAACCATTAATAGTTCATCTTGGAGATACTCTATAGTTTTGTAACCGGTAAGTAATCCTTTAACTTTTTCGTTATCGTCTTCAAACCCAAAATCGTGATTACCACATATGAATGCCTTTGTATCGTAGTTATTGATTTTATCATACCACTTAACAAATTCTTCTATTTCAGTAATATATCCACGGCTAGTTAAGTCACCAGAGTGGAGTAGTAAATCACCACCAGGTAAAAAACCGTTAAGTTTTTCGTGCTTAGTATGTGTGTCGCTAATAAATGTGATTCTTTTTTTCATAATACAAATATATGAAAAATATTAGAATAAAAAAAGGATATGAAAAATAATATTAGGTACTTGTTCATTTGGTTAAAATTTTGTATATTTGTTTATTATTTATTTAAAAACAAACAATATGGAAATTATTATCGCATTTATTGTACCAACTGTTCTACTTGGCATTTTATTTATTGGGTATCTGGCTTACAAAGAAAAATAAATTATTTATTAATAAATATGGTTTTTTTTTAACCGTTTATTATATTTATTATTTAAAACATTTATATGAATAGTTGGGTTGAATTGTCTATAGCGTTTGTGACTGGTGTGTTAGGTCCTATATCAGTAATTCTGTTAAAAAACTTTTTAGACAAACGAAAGAAAAAACCAGATATGGTTAAAGAAACGTTAAAAGTTAGTGAATTAATTAATCAAAAAATTGAACACGTAAAAGACGAATTTAATGTTGATAGAGTTTGGGTTACTCAATTTCATAATGGTGGTAACTTCTATCCTACCGGTAAATCAATGGCAAAGTTTTCTGTTATGTATGAATCGGTTAATCCTGGTGTTTCCTCAATTCAAAGTAATTTTCATAATATCCCAGTTAATTTATTTTCAAAATCAATAAATGAGCTTTTACAAAATGACTCAATTGAAATACCTGATTATAAAGATGAGACCATAGGTACTTATGGTTTGAAATATATTGCCGAAGAATCCGGTTGTAAGTCTAGTTATCTTTTTGCAATAAAAACAATTGATGGTAGGTTCATCGGAACATTAGGTCTTGATTACACCAAAAGAAAAACAAAATTAGATATGGAGTCAATTAACCACCTTATGGTTCATGCGTCATCAATTGGTGGTGTATTAATGACGCATCTTGAACAATAAGAATTTTGTTATTTAATGTCTTGAATTGTAAATCTTTTTTTAATTTTCCATTCTTTTGTTTTTGATGTTCTAACATTAGAATCAGAAACACCTAAAAAAATTGCACATTCTTTAGAATTAATAAAATCAAAAACCTCACCAGTAATGGTATCAGCAACCCTTAATGGTTTTTTACTGTTAGATTTTATTTGTTTTTTTATAAATTCATCGTTAATAAACTTACCACCATAGTTTGGGTTATTAACACCTTTGGATGAATCTGATATTTTTTTCAAACTTTCATCTGTATGTTTTTTACCATAAAATGAGTTTTTAGTACCGGAAGATTTCATTGACATAATCTTTATAGTTTCTTCCGAATGTTTTTTTAATTTGTTTGTAGTTGGACTATAAAAACAATTTAACCCATTATTTACCGAATTATAAAATTCTTGGAAATGCCTTTCTCGTTCTTTTAAATTTACAACGTCACAAAATTCAATAATTTCAAAAATGTGATTATCAACACCATATTTTATTAAAGAATTATATATAGCTCTTTGTTTTTTTATCCTATTTGGTGATAAATAAAATTTACACCTATTTTTTAAATTAACACTCTCGCCGATATAAACTTTACCATTTGGTGAAGTAATTTTATAAATTCCTGATTTTTTAGGTAAATTTAAAATTGTTTCTTTCATTATTTAATATCTGTTGAATCTATTAGAGTATAAGAAAACTTATTTCCGTGAATTTTAGCAGCTTTTTTACAAATTTTCACAAACTCATCAAAATCTTTAACTCTTTTAAATACCTGACATCCTTCCGAATAATTTTCTACCCACTGTGAGTCTTGTCCTGCTTTGTGAATATTAATACCAAACATACCAGTATCAGTTTTTGTTTCTTCAAAAATAAGATCTTTGTTTGCATCTCTCCATACTGTTACATTTCCTAATCTCTGGCAAAGTGCTTCGTATTTTCCTTGGTGTAAATCAATTTTCCAAACACCTCTGTACTGACCCGGTACTAATCTTGCAACACCAGCCTTGTTATGAAATTCCATAACACCTTTTTTACCTGGATCACAAGTCGCCATCCAACAATAGTATTGCCAAGCACCTTTTTCATCTTTAAACGACAATGTTAGGTGATCGTCAAACACATTGGTCACTTTTTTATAAACCGCTGGTGACGTGTTTCTTACTCCTACGATATTCACATCGTAACTTTTGTTTGATGTATCTTCAAACCAAACATACCCTTTGGCTTTTACGGCAGCCTCAACCTGTTCTCTTGTATAACTCATAATAATTAATTTTCATTATAAATATATCTCACTTTGAAAAGTAAAGAGTTAGGACATATTTATTGATATGGTACATTCACGTAAACTATTATTGTTTTCATCAATAGCCTTGATGATTATTTTTCTTTTAACTAAATCATTAGTTCTTTTTGGTTTAATTACTGCAAGTGACACAACAAGAGTGATTGAACTGATGTGTTTTTTAATATTTTCACCATTATTCTATTTTTTAATGAAAAAACAAAATGTGGACTTGAAGAGTGGTTTATTAAAACAAATTAAAGATAGTGAAGAATTTATTGATTCTGCAACAATTGTTTCTGTTGCCGATAAGTATGGTAAAATCACATACGTTAATAAAAAATTTGAGGAAGTTTCTGGGTGGTCTTTAGATGAGGTTAAAGGTATGGATCATAGTGTTGTTAACTCTGGATTGCAACCTGATGGGTATTGGGGAAAGATGTATGAGACTGTAATGAAAGGTGAGATATGGAATGATGTTGTTACCAATAAAGGAAAGTCGGGTGAACTATATTATGTTGATACATACATCAAAGCAAAATTTGATAAGAAGGGTAAGTTAGATGGGTTTTCATCCATCAGACAAGATGTTACAGAACTTAAAAGAAAAGAAGTTGAGATTCGTAATAGAATGAACGCAATAAATAAATCTAATGCTGTTATTGAGTTTGATTTAGAAGGAAACATCATTTTTGCTAATGAATTGTTTTTAAATACTATGGGTTATTCTTCACCGGATAAAGTAATTGGAAAGCACCACAGAATTTTTATTGATGAAGATCACTCAAAAAGTGAGGAATATTCTATTTTTTGGAAAAAACTAAATGATGGTATATTATTTACTGGTGAAATAACTAGAATTAAAAAAGACGGGTCTTTAGTTTATTTACAAGCAACTTACAACCCAATTATTGGTGTGGATGGTAAGATTTATCGTGTTATGAAAATAGCAACAGACGTAACCAATTCTTATGAACAAAAGAAAGAGATAGAAAAGAAAAATACCTATTTAGAACACGCTGCTAAAATATTAAGACACGATATGCACTCTGGTATTAACACATATATGCCAAGAGGGTTAAGTTCTTTAGAAAGAAGGTTAAGTTCTGAAGATATTACATCGTTAAAGATTGAAGCTCCACTTAGAATGATTAAAGAAGGTTTAAAACATTCTCAAAAAGTATATAAAGGGGTTTACGAATTTACCAATTTGGTTAAAAAAGATGTTGTTTTAAATAAAGCGGAATGTGATTTAAAATTAATCCTATCTGATTATCTATCATCTACTGCATATATTAGTCAAGTTATTATAGATGAGTTACCAACTATTGAGGTAAACGAAGCGCTATTTTGTACTGCGGTTGATAACTTGATTAGAAACGGTTTAAAGTATAATGATTCGGATTCTAAATTTGTTAAAATAACTTCAGACGAGAATTATGTTTACATTCAAGATAATGGTAGAGGAATCACACAAGAAGATTTTGACCACCTATGTAAACCATATACAAGAAAAGAAGGACAAAAAGAATCTGGTACTGGTTTGGGATTAAATATTTGCGTTGCTATTTTAGAAGAACACGGGTTTAATATTACCTGTGAGAAAAATGAAATAGGAACAAAAATGAAAATAAAAATAAAATAAAAAACAAAAAAGAAAAAAATGATTGATTCAATTTTATTAGTAGATGATGAGGATTTATTCCATTTGGTATTTGAAGACGCTTGTTCGTTACTTGACATAAGTTTGTCTTTAAATGCGTTAAATAGTTCTGACGAGGCAGCAAAACTATTTCAAAAATGGTTCCAGGATGGTGACAATAATGATAAACCTGAATGTGTGTTTGTTGACTTAAACATAATTGGTAGTTCTTTTGATGGTATAGAGTTAATTAGAAAAGTTAATTTTGAATATGGTAATCACGTAGTTATTGGTATCATATCATCATCAAACGAACCGGAAGAACAAGCAAAAGCGCTCCAGGCTGGTGCTCAATTCTGGATTATTAAATCAGATGATATTGAACCTCGTTTAGAAGAGTTCAGAAAAGATTATGAAGGGTATAAAAATAGAACAGCACCATTTAAAGTATATAAATGATAAGGTTAGATAAAAATAGTGAAACAGATTTAATTAAACTCTTTGAGTCCAAGAATATTGGGCTTGAGGGAAATATTATTAAATTGATTGAATCTGATAGTAACGATTTTAAAACCTATCTAACTAAATGTACTGATAAAGATAAAGATTCCAGACGTAAACGATTAGAGATAACAAAAAAAATACAATTACAAAACAATGAATTATCTGATCTAAACGAACAGAATCAAAAGATGATGGAGGATCTTCAGTCCACACTAAAAGAAGCTGAAGAACAAAAAGTAAAAATTGAGGCTCAGAATGGTGAGTTAGTCGCTTGGAGAGAAGAGAACGAAAAGATACAACAGGAATTACAAAAGGAGATGATTAAATCTGAAAGTGCAAGAATACGTGCCGAAGAAGCAAAGACAAACGCAATCAACGATCTTGACATCCTCCAAAAGAAAAACCAAACGGAATTAATATCAACAATTGTAAGGGTTGCCCTTTATATTATTGTTGGTGTTGGTATTGTTACTACCGGAGTATATGTATTTACTCTTGTAATAGGTAAAGATACTCAAGTTATAGGTGCTGCTTGGTCAAATATATTTGGTATTCTTTTAACAAACGCATTCTCAATAGTGGGAACCATTATGGGTATTAAATACGCAACAGAAAATAAACAATAAAACAAAAAAAAGTATGTTATTAAAAGTAGGATCTACTGGAGAAGATGTAAAAAAACTCCAAACAAAATTAGGATTAACCGCTGATGGTTCTTTTGGACCTAAAACTGAAACGGTGGTAAAAGAATGGCAAACTAAAAACGGATTAACCGCTGATGGTATTGTTGGTGATGGTACTTGGGCTAAAATGTTCGGAACAACTCAAGTAGTTAAAGAAGATGTTGTGATTACACCAGTTGTAGGACTAAACGTTGAGAAACTAAAAGGTCACATTCCTGATGTTGTTATTGCGCAAATTGCTGAAACTGCAAAAAAATTCAATATCACAACTAATTTGAGACTTGCTCACTTCTTATCACAATGTGGTCACGAGTCAGGAGGATTTAAAGCGGTATCAGAAAATTTAAACTATTCGGCTGACGGATTAAAAAGAACGTTTGGTAAATACTTTCCTGGTAACTTGGCAGAATCATATGCTAAACAACCAGAAAAGATTGCATCAAGAGTTTATGCTAACCGTATGAGTAACGGAGATGAAGCATCAAAA